ACTCCTCACGAGATGCTGGGGTAAAATGGGCTGCAGCAGCCAGTGGAGACATAGTAGAGGATACTACACCTCAATTAGGTGGATTTTTAGATACTAATGGCAAGTTTATTAGCATGTCACAAGGAGCTGCTGTTGCATCTGAAGATGGTGATACAAATATATGGGCTGGTGATGACGGAAATACAATACACATAACAGGTACTGATACTATTACTGACTTTGGTACCCCGAAGCGAGCTGGCTGCCATATGTGGTTAATATTTGATGCTGCTGCAGTTGTACAAGATAGCGCCACAATAACGGTAGCTGGTAATACTAATTATCAAGCTGCTGCTAATGATTTAGCTCTTGTATATGCACTAACTACTTCTACATTTTTATTTATGCCATTTCCTAATAGTGGTTCTTCCCCAGTAGCTGCTTCTGGTGGTTTGGCAGATGCTGGAGGAAATATTGTAGGAGTTGAAAATCACGTAACAACATCTGGGAATTTTACAGTAACTAATGGTAAGAATCTAGTAACTGGTGGACCATTCACAATTGCAAGTACACACGTTGCTACGGTTGGTACTGATGAAACATGGACGGTGGTATAATATGAGTACATTAAATGTAGATACACTTCAAGACAAAGCAGGTGCTTTTGAACACGCTAGATTAGTACAGGTTGTCAATACCGAGACAGGAGCAGCAGCAACTGGCACGACTATTCTGCCTTATGATGATACTATTCCTCAGAATGATGAGGGCGTTGAAGTAATGACTCGTGCCATTACTCCAACACATGCTAGTAATACATTAATAATAAGAGTTGATGTATGCGCTAGTCATTCTGTAGCTAATGAACATTTACAAGCAGCATTATTTAAAGATTCAACTGCAGCTGCGTTGGCATGTATGTCAACAGAAACTTCCAATCTTACAAGTAGAATGGAATATATTGGATTTACTCACAAAATGACTGCAGGTGGAACATCAGAAATTACATTCAAAGTTAGAATAGGGGGAACTAGTTCTGGTACTGTACAATTTAATGCAGAGGGCTCAAATAGACGTTATGGTGGGGTACTTTCATCATCAATTACAATTTCGGAGATTAGAGTATGAGTGTAACTACTAATAACCCTGAAGCATTGGGGTGGAAATATGATTATGTTGCTGGTATATCAACCAGAGATGGAGTTGTTACTGAGTGGCCTGATTCACTACCTGAATTGACTCAAGATTTAGTAGATGCTGCTGAAAAAGAATGGGATGATAAGGAAGCGTATAAAGGTAAACGAAAAACTGAATATCCATCTATTCAAGATCAACTTGATGACATCTACCACAACGGCATTGATGAGTGGAAGAAAACAATTAAAGTAACTAAGGACAAATATCCAAAATGAGTACATTAAATGTAACTAACGCACAAGTCACAACGCTTAAAGATGGGAGTGGCAATAATCCATCAACTCCTGCTGAAATTCATACTGGTAGAGCTAAGGTGTGGGTTAATTTTAATGGCACAGGCACGATTGCATTAAGGGATAACTTTAACGTGTCTGGGTTAACTGACCACGAAACAGGTCAATATACTGTAACAATAGATAATGATATGTCTAATACTAATTATTCAGTAATTGCTGGGGGTGGGATGGATGAAACATCGACATCAAATCAGCCATTGCAAGGTGCAAATGTTAATAATATAGCTGTTGGTTCTTTTAGGATTCATTGTGGTAGTAATACATATGCAGAAGATGATTGGGAAATAGTTACAGCAGTAGTGTTTGGAGATACATGATATGTCTGATAAAAGAATAGTTTATCAAGGGGAAGATGGAATAGCTAAAATTGTTGTGCCATCACTAGAGTATTTAGCAAAGGGAAATACATTGAATGATGTATTAATCAAATGTGTTCCTGAAAATTGCAGAGACTCCGCAGATATTGTTGAAGTTGATACAGTTGAAAGCGACAGGACATTTCGCAATGCTTGGGTTACTGAAAAAGGTAAAAGTACAGAGGTTGACTTAGCTAAAGCTAAAGATATAGCTAAAGATAAAGTTCGCCAAGCCAGAACCCCTAAGTTTCAAGAATTAGATATTGCATACCAACGTGCTGATGAAGCAGGTGATTCTGATGCTAAGACCGCAGTAGCTACTAAAAAACAAACAGCAAGAGATGCTACAGCAAATACCAAGATAACTAATGCTGATTCTGTTGCTAACCTAAAAACAGGAATGAATGAAGTGATTGCAGAGGTAAATAACCTATGAGTAAATTAGTAGTAGGAGAAATTGAAAATGCCGCAGGGGCGAATCCTTATAATATTACTTTAGGAACGTCTGTTGCAACTACTTCAGGCACAGCAGTTACTTATTCAAGTATTCCAGCGGGAACGTCAAAAATAATAATTATAGGTAAAGACGTTTCAACTAATGGTTCTAATGAAATAAGGACTCAACTAGGAACGTCTGGCGGCTTGGTAACATCTGGTTATGATTCAACAATAGTAGGTCTACCTAATAGTGCTAATTGTGCAACAAACACTCAGACAAATTCTTTAGCGATAACTCAAGGTATTGGTGCTGGCGAAACAAGAAGTTGGTTACAGACTATCTGTTTACTGGATGCTTCTCTGGATGTTTGGGTTTGTTCAGTTGTTGGCGCAAGAAAAACTGGGGAGAATGAATGTTTCTCAGGCGGTGGCTGGGTGGATTTATCTGGAGACCTAACGCAATTAAAAATATTTATGGATGGTTCTGATGCTTTTGATTCGGGCAGAATTAATATCCAATTTGAATAAAGGAAAATATAATGGCTGATGTAATTGAAATTAATGTATCAACAGGTGAAAGAACTGACAGAGATTATACCCAAGCGGAAAAAGATGCTATGGAAGCATCTAAACCATCTACTGAAGAAAAATGGGCTACTATTAGAAATAAACGTGATGTGTTATTAGCAAGATGTGATTGGTGGGCATCTTCTGATTTAACTATGTCAGATGCACAAACTGCTTACAGAAAAGCATTAAGAGATTTACCTACTCAGAGTGACGTAGATAATATAACGTGGCCGAGTAAACCTTAATGACAGCTGTACCTTGGTATGCATATTTATTAATTTTATTCTTGCCTCTGTTAATAAGTACTGTGGTAGGTATTTATATACAATTAGTATTAAAACGTATTAACAGACAAGAAAATAATGCACCTTGGACTTATAAGAAAAGTTTATTAAGTGCTATTGCAATAGGTACACCAATGGGTGCATTAACACAGATGTTATTGCAAGAAGCTTTATCACCTTATATGTATTTAGGAGATGAAAGCCAATGGAACTTAGTTATATTTGCAGCAGTATTTAATCCTTGGTTAATTATGTTTGGGTATAGTGCTGCTTTATGGTACACAAAGAAAAAGAAATATACTATGTTATATGAATATTTAAGAATACGACATAAGAAGGTAGATTATCCAGATGAGGAAAGTGACTTTACGGTACAACATTACCACAGTTCATCATTAAACGGAAACGATACAAAGGAAGAATAATGGCTACAAGTGGATCAGTTGATTTTTCAATAACAAGAGATAATATAATTACTGAAGCTCTTCAGCTTGTTGGTGTTATTGGTGAGGGTGAAACTCCAAGCACTAACCAAAAATCTGATTGCGCTAGATCTCTTAATATGATGGTTAAGTTCTGGATGGCAGATGGAATGAATTTATTTGTCAATCAGGAAATAGTTTTGTTTCCAGTAAAAGGGCAAAGACAATATACATTTGGTGGTTCTTCAGTAGATAGAATGGCTAAAGAAGATGAGGTTATTACTACTAAACTAAATGGTAGTGTATCTTCTTCAGCAACCTCACTAACAGTAGATGATACTACTGGTATGGCTGTGGGAGATGTAATAGGTGTAGTAACGGATTCTTCGGGAATACATTTTAGTACTATCACTGCTGTAGGTTCTGCTACAACATTAACTATTGGTGATGCAATAGATGACAATGCATCTGATAATGACAGAGTATACACATATACAAACGCATTTACACAAAAGATTTTAAGTATTAATAATGCTTGGATTCGTACTACAGACGAT